TTATACTGCCACCTGTGGTGCTACCTTTTAAATTATCTACTCTAAGTTCACTTGTCATAATATTGTATAAAATCCATTAACTGTTAGCGTTGCTGATGCACCGACTGTAATAGGTCCTGCTGACAGTGCATTGGTTGTGCTACTGATTGTTATGTCAGCACTGATTGTCTGCCCATTGGTTCGTATAATACTGTCATTACCTAAGAAGGGATACCGTGTGTCTGACTCAGACTTGGTGTAGGTATCAGACACAGTAAACGTATCGTAGACGATGATCTCGATAACATCATTAGCTGATGCCCCTGTGACCAATACCACTGACGTTCCAGAATTTGCCGTGTAATCGGTCTGTGGCTTTAATAAAACACCATTCTGATAAACGTCACAATATGTGTCTGAAGCATAGCTCAATGTGAGTGAGTTAGCATCTGAGCCACTAAAGCTTGTTTGCCCTGCTGTGGCTTGGTAGATGAACCTGTTACGTATGCCTTGGTTGGCTGATCTTCCTATGTATGGCATTATATTTCCTTTGCTAAATGGTCAGCGTATGCTTTCTTAACTGCATCTGTGTGAAACTGTGCCACCATTGCTTTTACATCTGCACTTTCGTTTGTGCTATCGCTATCTGGCGATACAACATGGCGATGATAGGAACGTGATATTTCAACACCATCCTCTTTTATTACCGTTGCTGTTCGCACTTGTATGTGCTTGAAGTCACCTACGACTTCTATTTTGTCTTGTATTGTTTCTTTTGTTATTGCCATTTTTTCCTCCTTTTGGTTAATGGACTGTCCATCAAGGCTATCCTACCTTGATAAATTTTTTAAATAGGATAAGTAATATTTCCTGCTAAATAAGAATTATCAGCAAAAGAACCATCTGCAACATTGCTATTTGCACCACTACCTTGATTGTAAAGGGTAAAATCTGTGCCAGAACTTGTATATATACCCATTGGTCCAGTAATACTAATTCTGTCTTGATAAATTGTCCCAGCAGTATTACCTACACCTACAGAAAAAGGAAACCCAGTAATTTGTCCGTTCCCACTTGCACTACCTTTTGAGCTTAACAATATTACAAAAAATACATGAACTACATCTCCAACTCTAGTATATCTACCAGTTTGTTGTGAATAATTTATGCCTGTTGTTGCACCACCCAATGTTAATACTGGTGTCCATGTTCCCTCCTCGTAGTCATCAAGTAAATTAGAAGATGTAGCAGAGGTAACACCTAAATGAACACCTTTACCTGCTGTGCTAAATGTAATGTTGTCATCTAGTGTGCCTAGACCTAGACCTCTAACTTTAGTTAAAGCCATTTATTTACCTCATGCGTAAGGGCTGTCACCCAATGTGCTTGCATCCCAAGCAGCTTTTAGTTTAGCGATTGTGTCTGCATCAGCTATAGCCTTTGCAGCAGGTGCATCTCTCAATGCTTTCTTTTTAGCTACAGACGCAGTTTTTGCAGAAGCATCATCAGCTTCCATTGCTTTCATGTAGACTACATCTTCAGCATCGAGAAGGGGCTTTCTCACTTCCCTAATCTTGTCTTGGAATATCTTCTTTGCCTCTGTCATATCTTCTGCAATCACAGAGCCATCTAGCTTCCAGGCATTTCTAAAATGTCTGTCTGAGGGGGTTGTAACAGTAGACGCATCAACTGTTGCACCATCTTTATCGGTTATAAATGTTTTTGTCATTTGTGTCTCCTATGCCACTTGTTGATCTATTTTCCAAGCGTTACGCCATGTTCGATGTTGCGGTAACTGCTCCTTCTTTACTATGAACAAACGCTTATGGTTTGCTTGCTCATAATCTCTCCATACTCTCTCTGGTATGTCTTTCTGTATGAGGTATTCTATCGCTTCTTCTTCTGTCATCGCCTTCACAGGCTCAGTGTTATGAAGTAGATAGCCACGAGTATGTTTTACAAAGTCAGGCTTTGCCTCGTCTTTCTTCAACTCCCAATATACCCAAACTGGAGGTAAAATGCCACCATTCAATGCACAAGCCATCCAATTAGGGTCAGGGTGTGTTACCTTTGCAGGTTCATCTAGGTTGTCAGGGTCTTCCCATACAATGCAATACTCACTTCTGTACGGCTCTAGGTTTTCTTTTGCCCACCCTAGTCTATCCCATAAATGTGTTCCTTGAAATTCTGGTGTCATGCTAAGTCTCCTACAATAGTACAAACTGAGTGTGAAGGGTCTGCTGCTGAACCACCACTATTAAAACCCTCTATGCTGTCTGTTCTTGCAGACGTTTGGTCAAGGTTTCCCTCAAATCTAGTTCTAAAACTATCTCCCATCGTAGGAGTTGCACTGTGAGCATTTGACATATTGTTGCTATAATTACCAAAATGATGTCCTGTAGACTCATCCGTGACAGAACTTATATTAAAAGAGTCGTTTAAAGCAGCTGTGTCATGTCTATAATTGAACCAAGCCTTACATAAACCCTCTTGCACATTCGTAGTGGTAATATTCCCTGCACCTGCAACAATAGTGATGCTGTTCTTTGCGTCTACTCCCTCTAGGGCATTTGTTCTTAGTGTACTCATGCCAAGTCTCCGTGTACTGATTCTGCAATCTTGTCAGCATCTGCATTACTATTATCTTTATTTACCAAGTACACTAAATTATATGTGGTAGCTGACTCTAGAAAATGCTGAGTAAGACGATGATTGTTTGAGTCTCTGTCAGAAGATATTGTTATAGAAGTGTATTGGGTATTAAAAGGATTGGTGTAAGTTGTAGTATAATACCCTGCATCATTATCAGTTATACTTGCCATATTAAAGCTATCATTTATAGCTATAGTGCTTTCACCATTAAATCTTATCCAAGCCTTACACAACCCCTGCTGTAAGTTGGTAGTTGTAGAGTTACCCTCTCCTGTGACGGCAATAGACCCTGCTGTTGATGTGCCTGTGAGTGTGTTTGTTTTAAGTGTTGCCATTATGCTAAGTCTCCACAAAATTGTAAACAAGCATAGGCTGTGTCCACAAAACTATCTGCTGGGTTTGTATTACCAAAAGAGTGATTTGCTGCTGAATTATGTATTCCTGATGCACCAATGTATATGCCCCAAGAAACACTTTTCTGTCCACCTGCATGAGCAGTTGAATATAAACCATTTGACATATCGTTAGTAAAACTTACAGTATAGTCACCTGTTCCATTGTCGGTTAAACCACTGCTATTGAAGCTGTCTCTAAACGCAATAGTTCCTACGCCATTAAAATTAACCCAACACTTAGCCAACCCCTGCTGTAAACTTGTGGTTGTAGCACCACCATCACTTTTAACAGTCATCTGAGCAGAAGAATTTATCTCAATAGCCGTAGTATTATTCGTATGCTTTATGTTTTGTACTAGAAGATTGCTCATAGCACCACCAAATTCCCACCAGACTCTATTGTCAGTGTAGACCCACTTGCTATAGTAAAATCTCCTGTAACATTTGCGTTCTCTGTACCAGCGATTGTTACATCACTATCCATAGTTTGTGCGTTGGTTCTGAACATACCCCCATGCTTAAATGTGCCTTTATTAGCCTCTGGAGGCACAACACTACCATCGGTAAGACCCAAGTAATTTACAAAGATATTCCCTGTGCCAGAGGAGGGAGCAGCACTAAAGGTTAGTGTTGTACCATCTGGAATTGTGTATGCGCTTGTGTCTTGAATAACACCATCAACAGACACAAGAATATCTTGTACGTTTGAGACTGTCTTTGACAACGTAAATGTCGTATCCGACCCATCGCCATTAAATCTCTGCACAGAGGGTATACTGTTAAAGTTACTCGCTGTTTGATTGCCTATATATGCCATTAGGTAATCTCCATAATGCTTAGAGCCACATCTGTTGCACCAGAGGCAGATACCTTTATTTCATCTGTAGTCTCAAGAACTACCTTGTTACCCCCTAGTAGCTCCAATGATGAACCAGCAGGTATCGGTGCGTTTGTTATGAGTTCTACAGCCTGATTAGCCTCGTCATTCGCCCCTGATCGTGCAGCCGTATCTGAGTTTAAGGTAACTGTTGCTGTTACTTGGCTTGTCGTTGTATTGCCAAGCATAAGACCAAGCACCACAGTCGTTGTGCTACTCGCCACAGTATAAATTACATCTAAGGATGTAACACCTGCCTTTGTTACTGTTTTAAATGTATTTGCCATACTCTCTCCTTTGTCAGCCTAATGCAATTGCGAGACTTGTCGCCTCTTCTACTGTTGCCTTTGTGTTAATTGTGCCAATATTCGATGCTACTGTATTGACGTTACTTATGTTCGTTGCCACTGTGCCTATTGTGTTTGAACCACTTAAGTCGGAAGCAATGGTACTAATGTTGGAATTAGCAGCAGCTACAGTATTTATATTTGCCTGATTTGCTGACGTTGGGGTTAGCTGTAGCCATTGAGACCCACCAGAGTCATAGACCTTCATTACATTGTTTGTTGTGTCAAAATAGATCGCTCCATCAGCCAAAGCATTGCCGTCATTATCAACAGATGGATTTGAGCTTTTGACACCAAGAAATCTGTCATCAAATGTATCTAGGGCAGCTTCCGCAGCAGCTTGAGCATTAGCGGCAGCCGTTGCACTATTTGCTGCTGCCGTTGCACTATTGGCACTGGCTGTAGCTGAGTTTGCACTTGCTGTAGCAGAAGTCTCAATAAACTCTTTTGTCGCTTTTGCAGAAGGAATTGTATCATGGCTTGAGGATACACTTGCTAAATCTGTATCAAGAACACCACTTTTTAGATTGTCTACCTCAAGATTAGACACAGTATTATTATCTGCGTCTATTGTCTTATTTGTAAGTGTCTTGGAGCTTTGCGATAAGTATGTATCAAACGTATCAACGCTTGTCTGACGCATTGTACCATTGTCATTCGTTACAATCCCATCACCAGCTACAGGCGTTGTCGTTCCTACAGTTGCATCACCATCAATAATGTTTATCTCTGTAGCCGTAGCTGTTACGTTTGTACCGCCTATATCTAGCGTTGTCATGGACACTTCACCAGCGACAGTTAACAACCCACTAGAGACTGTCATAAGGTCTGTATCGGTTGTATGCCCTATTGTAGAGCCATTTATGTTGACATTATCTATAACAGCCTGAGTGACCGCGGAGTTTGTTCCTAGAGTTACGCCATCAATCGCCCCACCATCAATATTTACACCACTTGAGCTAAAATCATTGGCTGTAACGCCACCACCATCAGCAATAGATATAGCTGCATCACCATCCGTAAATTGTATTGCTGGAGTCTTTATAGCAGTAGTCGCAGTAATATTTGTGCCTGAAGGAGAGGTGAGCGATGTAGCTCCTGTGTCCATGTCCTTAAGCGTTGCCATCAATGCTCTAATAGCATTGTTCACATTAGCCGGACTCATGCCCTCAGATATATCTATAGATTTTATATCTGTATTATTTGCGTCTGTAGCATCAAATTGTGTGATGTTATTCTTTGCCATTTATTACCTCAATAGTGATGGGGCTAGATTTAAAGATGGTTGTTCAAGTGATGGTATATCAAGAAAAGGCGCATCTACTTCTTGACCTAGAAAGGGTGCAGAAGTAACTGCTAGATTTCTTGGTGCAGTTAGTAAAGATGTAGCCACAGATCGCCCTAGTGGACTTCCATAAGCTAACCCAACTGTAGGCACACTCAATCCTAATGCTGTTGATGTGCCGACAGGATTTTGAACTAATCTGTCAAGCAATACTGCCCCAAGACCTCTTCCAGCAGTACCACTGTCAGGCACAGTTCTAGCCAAAACATCTTGAGACTCTTGTGCAAAATCTTGCATGGGCATTTGTCCTTTTGCTGTTTTTCTTTTGCCTTTTGATTTATCTGTCTTCTTTATGCCTCTAAGAAGTTGCCCAGGTGTAAAAGAACCACCTCTTGCTATTGAGGCATTGACCGCTTCTTGAACAGGAAGAAGTTGTCTGAAAGCCTTGTTTATTTGCTGAAGCTTTGGAGCGTTTGCATTTTGGTCAGATAAAGTTTTCCGTAATGCTGTTTGTACATTGAAATATGCCTGACCTAGTTGTCTTTGAAATGCGTCAGGAGACTTTAAAAAGTCCATACCCTTTTGCCCCAAAGCACTTTCTGCATCTTTAAGATTTTGTTTTGATAGTGTGTTGCCTTGTATTCTAAACAAAACATCACTCTCGATTTGCTTTCTAAATATTGTCTTTAAGTCTGGAGGAACATTTAAGCTATCTGTAATTTCATCTATTTTGTTTCTAAGTGGCGTTGCATTTTTAATTATAAGTTTTGGTATGATGTCAGAATAAGCCTCGTCAATCTCATTAGACGCAAATGCAAAAGCTTCTTGACCATCTACGTTTTGTGGCACTTTTACCTTTATAGGGTCTAAGGCTTTATTCATTGCGGTTCTGTTAAAAGATTTTAAGACATCTTGCTCAGCCTTTTGAATGAAATCACCAGCTACAGGCAAAGATGTTGCTTTCTGCTCTACATCTCTTACAACACCACCAACTCTCTGACCTGGTGTGAGAGGTATGCCCTCTGCTAATAATCTTTTTGCTTGTTCTGTGACTTGAGGCAATACTTTATCGGCAACCTTTCCAGTTGCTGCACTTATAGTTCCACCTATAGCACCTTCTTTTACTCGTTCACCTACACCACCTTCACCAGACCCAAAACCATACGCTGCACCTTCAATTCCAGCTATTTTACCAACACCTTGTATTCCGGCTCTAGCTAAACCTACACCTCCAAGTGCTGCTGTTGGTAAAGACCCACCAATTTCAAGACCAGTGGCTAGTACAGGGTTATCTTCTTTAA